GGACGCTGACGCTGACAAGGATGGTTGGCTAGGAGACGAGACTGTAGCTGCTATCAAGAACTTCCAAGCAAGCAAAGGCTTGGATGTAACTGGATCTGTTGATGCTACAACGTTGACCAAGATCTTTGAAGGAGATCACAACGTACAAGTAGTACTATAAACTCTTAAACAAAGGAAGGCTGGTTGGTACTTAGGTATCAGCCAGTCTTCTTTACTTTTATACAGGCACCTGTCTGTTGACTATAGACTACAACATTGCATTTATTTTTCTGCAAATACTTCTTAGAAATAAAATTCTTAAAAAAAATGTTGGAGACGTTTTGGAAAAAATTTCTACCTATACGAATCCCATTCTCACCTCCAAGCCATTTTAACCAAAAGGTACTGTTTCTGCTCCGTTTGTACACAATACTATAAGCGCAGTTTGTACACATTCGTCCTCGAAGGTGATACAGTATTCTCATGGCGCATACACCCGACCTCCCAAAGAGCGAAGCCGCTTTCCTGGCTTCCCTCTCCAAGGAGCAACTCTGGCGTCGGGTAAAAGACCTCAATGATGCAGGCTGGACCCTTCAGTCTATTGCAGACGCGTTTGACCCGCCACGGCGTCGCTCAACAATCCGCAGCTGGGTTATCAAGGATACGCCCGAGTGCATTTTTGTCACCGCGACCCCAACCCCGCCAAAGCCTAAGCCAAAGTCGAGACGTAAACGTCCACCGTCACCTGGGATTCCTGTAGACCAGCAACTTCAAATCGCGAGACTGTCACCGCTAGCGCGACGCTATCGCGCCCGCACAAATCCAGGGTCTGCTTCTTTCACCGCGAATACCCAGCTAACCGTCATCGCAGGAGAACTTTATCTAAAAGGTGTTACCGTATCTGAGCTAGCCCGTGCTTCAGGAGTTACCTATCGCGCGATGAAACGTAGAGTAGACAGGGCCAACTCACAATGAAGGTAAAACACGATTTCTTCCCTGCAACGATAGTTGCCGTCGCTCCCGGCGTCGTTGAGGATTACACGACGGTGACGACAAACCTTGCGGATGTGCCTAATGGCAACAAGTACCTCGAGCGCGTACGCGTTGTGGTTATGACCAAGGATGACGGCACGGATATTCTTATGGTCGCAGGCGATCATCACTCAGGACCACGACTTATCTTCTCCGAGCGCTTAACCAGCCTAAACTGGTCTGGCGATAAAACACAGGATTCCCAGGCACTAACAGAGTCAGGGAAAATCATAGCGTTTCGTAAGACCCAAGGTTGCTCAACCTGCGGCAGCAGATTGAGATCTTGGAGCCCTTATAAAACCATGGACTCAGTAAAGGACCCAACCGAATGAACCTAGACACATACATGATTGAACGCATGCCCGTCGCGCACGTGATTATCCTCGCGCTTTTCGTCTATCGCGTTACACGCCTAATTACTATCGACGAGATCTTTGAACCCGTCCGCGCCTTCGTCTGGGACAAGACAAAGACAGGCTCCCACCTAGCGTATCTCGTAACCTGCTCCTGGTGCATCTCGTTATGGGTTGCGCTCCCAGTCGTGTTCTCATATGCATTTTTTCCAAGTATGACTATCCTAATCGGGTGTATATTTGCCCTGTCCGCTATAGCTGGACTCATAACTGCGCGCCTGGATTCATAATCCATGCACTCCGTTAATCAACGACGAGGAGTAATTTAGAGTGGCACTTTTCTCTAAGGACGACAACACTAACAACCGTCCTGTCTCTAAGTCTCGTCGTATCACCGCGAGCGCTCCCCGTAACCCAAAGAGAGCGGCTATAACTCCTGCTCCTATTCCTGGCGCTTATCAAGCAGCGCCGTACTCTGCACCTCGTCCTATTACAGCCGCGGCTGTTCAAATGAAGTTGGACGATAAAGGTGAAGTTGAAAAGTTTAAGCAACGCCGCAAAGGCGGATCTACCGACTGGCAACACGAAGCCTGGGAGTACTACGACGCCATCGGCGAAGTTAAGTATGCGTTTAATCTTGTCGCGTCCGTCGTATCGCGTATTCGTTTATACGCTGCGGCTGTTGACAATCCTGCGGAGAATCCAGTAGCTGCTCGGGACAGTGATGTCATTGACCCAAATCTTGCGGCTGCCGCAGAACGCGCATTAGCACGCTTAGACTCCGCGTACGGCGGACAAGCTGGGCTTTTGCGGGACGCGGCATTGAACTTATCCGTTACAGGTGAATGCTACCTGGTCCAATTCCCAGAGCGTAAAGGCTCAGGCGTTAAAGAGTCATGGGACATTCGCTCGACTGATGAATTGCAACTTGATGCAAAGAACCAATACACAATTGTTCCACGTCGTGACGTTTTAGCGTCTGGCTCATCTGGTCCTTCACAAGGATACAGACTCCCTAACACGGCGTTTGTTGGACGCATCTGGAGAGCTCACCCACGCTACTCCGAAGAGGCTGACTCTTCAATTAAAGGTATCCTTGATCTTTGCTCTGAACTTCTTCTCCTCAACAGAACGTTTCGCGCTACCGCGCGCTCGCGTCTAAACGCTGGTGCCCTTTACTTGCCAGACGGACTTTCTGTTGCGGCCAGCGCAGACCCAGACTATCCATATGATGACGAGAACGAGTTAAACCCTGGCATCACCGCCGAGGAAGCTGCGGACGAGTTTGAGGATCAGCTCATGGACGCGATGACGACTCCTATTCGTGATGAGGATTCAGCGTCCGCGGTTGTGCCGTTGATTATTCGTGGACCTGCAGAGCTTGGCGACAAAATTAAGCAGTTTAAGTTTGAGCGCTCGTTTGACCCTGCACTTGCACAACGCGCAGATCGCGTCCTCGAGCGTATCCTCCAGGGACTTGACGTTCCTAAGGATGTCGTAACTGGTCTAGCAAACGTTAAGTACTCCAACGCGCTACAAATTGACGAAGCGTTGTACAAGGCACACATCGAACCGTTGATGCTTCTCATCGCAGACGCATTGACAGTCGTCTACCTACGACCAGCGCTCATCGCTGCAGGCTTTGACGAGGCTGAGGTTAAGCGCATCGTTGTTTGGTATGACCCATCACAGGTTGCTACACGTAATGACCGTGCAGCGGATGCTGATTCAGGATTTGACCGTATGGCAGTTTCCTATGAAACATGGCGACGTGCGCACGGATTCTCCGCTGCAGACGCACCGGACGCAAAGGAAATCGCAATTCGTCTTCTAGCTGATAAGGGAACTATCTCTCCGGAGTTTACCCAGGCAATGCTTGACGCAATCGCGCCTGAGGTTATGAACGCGGTTCGTGACGCGCAGCAGGCAAGCTCCGTAGCGCCTGTACCTCCTGAGATTGAACAGATCTTAGAGCAGGCTGCAAGCCCAGAAACCCCTGCACCTGCAGAAGAAGAATTGCCACCAGCGTTACAAGAGCCACAAGAAGGAGCACAGTAAATGAACCACAACATGCGTGTTGAAAAGCCTGAGCTTGTAGAGTGCCTTGCCGATACACTTGGCAATGCAGTTCACCTCTACTACAAAGCACAGGGGCATCACTGGAATGTTACTGGCCGCGACTTTGCGCAGTTCCATGACTTCTTTAGCGAGATCTATGAAGATGTCTACACAATGATTGACCCAACAGCAGAGAACATGCGCAAGCTTGGCGCTATGGCTCCTTATCGTCTTGAAGACTTTGCAAATCTTAGCCAGATGAATGACATGGACTGTGGTGCAGACGCGATGATGATGGTGCAGGATCTTTACGCTGCAAACAACGTAATGATCATGACACTTGATAACTGTTTTGCAGTTGCGTCTAGCGTAAACGAGCAAGGAGTTGCAGATTTTATTGCAGCCAGAATTGATGCGCATAAGATGTGGCGTTGGCAGCTTGCCGCGTTCCTATCACCAACCGAAGCAGATATGCTGGGAAAATCTAAAGCTGTTCAACCTATAGAAGCAGACATGCCTTATAAGGACATGCCTGTAGTTGAGCAGCTTATGAATGATCACGACGGTTGCCCACTTTGTGGCCCTGTCGGTTGTGTCTGCCCAGGATGCGATAACGGCTATTGCCTATGCGGTGAAGACTGTCCGTGCCCACAATGTCACATCTCCATGGACATCGCAGATGAAGAGTACGACCCGATGTTCTCATACCAAGAAGAGCGCGACGAGGCAATGGCGGCCGCTGGTATTATCGTTGCCGAAGAGCAAGATCTTGCTAAGGCGCTTTTAGAGATCGCAGAGAAGTACGGAAAGTTTAACGAAGACCGCACAGGTATCTGGGCAGGATACACTCCTCCAGAAGAGAATGATGTCAAGGACATCGGTGTTAAGTGCATCAACTGTGTCTTGTACGAAGGTCCTGGCGTTTGCAAGATTATTGCACAGCCGATTGAAGACGACGGCAAGTGTCGCTTTGCGGTTATCCCTGACGGTGTCGTTAAGGTCGAAGACGACCAGATTACAGCTTCAGTTGATCTTTTAGACTCTTACGACTCATCTGAGTTTGCAGGCAAGAGTCCATGCTGGGACGGATACAAGCAAGTAGGAATGAAAAAGGGCAAGAGCGGAAAGATGGTTCCCAACTGCGTCCCTGCAGATGCGTCAGATGACTCGGAGTTTGCAGCTGATGATGAGACAGAAGAGTGCCCACCTGCGACACAGGACATTCAATTAAATTTAAAGAATCGTCAAAACGCAATTGACAACGTTGGCTATGGCCCGTTGAATCCTAAAGAACCTAACGAAGAATTTTGGCAGGAAAAAGCCGACAAGTGGGATACTACTCCTGAGGAAGCAAAGACAAGCGTTTGCGGAAACTGTGTATTCTTTGTTCGCACTCCAAAGATGCTTGACTGCATCTCATCTGGATTAGAGCAAGGTGACTCTAGCTCTACAGACGCTGACTCGGCAATCGACCAGGCAGAGCTTGGATACTGCGAAGCATTAGACTTCAAGTGCGCCGCTTCTCGTACATGTAACGCATGGGCAGTCGGTGGACCTATCACCGCAGCAAGCTCACGCCGCGCTCCAAAGAAGGATCGCATCTACGGCTCAAAGAAAAACAAGCCAGGATCCGCGGCCGGATCTAAGAAGATTGTTTTCTCTGCAAAGACAGAAACAGCTTTACGTAACAAGGTAGAAGAGCACAACAAGAATGCAAAGCCTGGACGTAAGGCAACGCTTCCAATGCTAAAGGCTGTCTACCGTAGAGGCTCAGGTGCGTTCTCATCAAGCCACCGTCCAGGTAAGACTCGTGACCAGTGGGCAATGGCTCGCGTTAACGCGTTCCTAAAGCTTTTGCGCTCAGGATCTCCTGCAAATCCAAATTACAAGCAGGACAACGATCTTTTGCCTAAGGCGCATCCAAAGTCAAGTCGCGGTGAGGCATCTGTCCTACAGCACGAACTTCTACAGATCGCGCTTAAGTCCGCAGACGAATACGGCTCACCTGAGCATGCTATCTACTCTATGGCCGAGTACACAGGTCTTGGCTATGAAGCAATCCCAGCTCTACGCGGTGCATGGCTACGCGGTGTTCGTGACGGAGACATTCCTTTCGAGCGAGCATACTCGCTTGCAACAAAGTTATATGAATCAAAGGACGCAGATTTACTTCCAAAGAAGCGTAAGGGATAAGCCTAATGGAATCTCCAATCAACAAGAAGATCCAGCGTTCACTAGAGCGCAGCGCAGCTAAGA